TTAAACACTTAGCTTAATAGAATTTACGGCTTCCAGCAAAGTTTTAGGCTCAAGCTGGGTATATATGTCGCCTGACACATTGCCTATGTTATGGCCTAAAATCTTTTTGCTTATTACTTCTGGTACTTTAGCCTCTACAAGTAGAGATTTACATGTAACTCTGGTGTCATGAGGCTTAAAGCCCGGCAACTTGGCCATAAAGTTTTTAGAATAATTTGCGTAGCTAACATTTATAAGATTATTTCCTTCTGAATGTGCAAAATAATACTTAAAAAATGGAAGAACGCAATCAGCGATAGGTACTATTCTTATACCGGCTTTTGTTTTGCTCTTATCAATTTTAAAATATTGATTTATAAGGTCAACATTGGCTTTTGGAAGTTGTAAAAGCTCATTTGCTCTACAGCCAGTGTATATGTACATAAGTTCTAGCTTAAATTCTTCAGATTTCTTCCACATTTCCATAACTGTTTCTGTCGGTATTCGGTGATGGTTTTCAGTTTCTTTCGCTTTAAAACGGCGAATATCGACCATTTCAGCATAATTCTTATTGATAACATCATTCTGTATGGCCCAGTTGAAAATAAAAATCATAACTATTTTAATATTTGTAAGGCTTGATGCAGAACTTCCTTGATGTTCGACGAATACATCTTCAAGGTCCGTAAGTCTTAGGTCCTGCATTTTCCTGTTATAAAGGGCTTCGCATTTCTTGTATGCCGAAGTATAGGAATTGTACCTTGATGTACCCGGTTCTATTGGGTTTCGGTATAAGTAATTTTCCCATGCTTTGGCAAATGTTATTGAAGAAAATTCAGTAACAGGTTGTCTATGTTCATTAAACTTGGCCAAAAAGCCAAGGGCTTCTTTTTTTGTCTTAAAATAGCCAAGCCAGTCGTATTTTTGACGGAATGTACCATCAGGACCTTTTTCATAACTTCTAGTAACTCTAACTCCGAAAGGTCTACGGCGTCCTTTGCCGAGATTGATAATACTTCCATATCCATTTGGGTTCCTCATATTTATTCTCCTTTCAAAAAACCACCTGACAGGGGGGTACAAAGAAAAATAAATATATATTGTGTGTGATAATAAGAGAGCTAGGGGGGTGTCCTAACTCTCTGTCACTAAATTAACCTAAGTTAATTTATGCTGCTGTTTTGTAGTCAATAATAAAAATCTTACTTGAAATATTTTCAATCTTTTCTATAATGTCATCTATCTTCTCTAATACAGAAGTTTTATAAAATACTTCGCCACACTGGTCACATTTTAAACAAGGAACATTTTCAATAATGATATAGCAGTTCTTTAATTCAGCAAAGTAAGTATTTGTTGATTCTGTCATAGTACCGTTTTTACAAGCTAAACATTTCATATTGAACATTCTCCTCCCTTGTTTTAAAATTATATATTAATATTAAAAGTTGGACCAAATTTAGAAATAAAGTCTTCTAAATCTAACGTATAAACATTTGCATATACCATATTTTTTGCATGTTTGATTTTAAATAGAGCTTTTTCGCTTTTTGATAATTTTCTAACTTTATTTGCCAATTTATCTCTGTTTTTTGATTTAAATCTACTAGAACAAACTTTTGAATGCTTATAAACCAAAATATATTCGACATTTTTGCGAATTTCATCATAAGATTTAGTAAAAATGGTATCTCGTAATATAACAGCACTATCGTAAACTTTACAAAAAACATTTTCTGGTTCTATTGTACCACTTTTAAATTCAATTAAATAAAATTTATTAGTAATATCGTCTATATATAAACCATCACTTGTGCTAGGAGTATCTAATTTATACTTTTTGGCATATCTTTTCGCAATACGATCAAAATTATAAACAGGGGCTTTGCTATTAATCATTGGGTGATTACCTTCTCCGCCCTTAGATACCTTTTTGAAATTAGCTAATATTTCATCAAATTCCGGGCATTTTTTTAACATAATTTACCTTCTTCCTGAAGTTCATATCTTAATGTATCGAGGGTGTCAAAAGGGTCAGCTAATTTTTCATAGATTTTATCAATTTCGTTTGTTACATCATTGAATGTAACTTCATTATTTTCCATTTCAGATAAATAGAATCTACATCTCTTTAAATCGCTATATTTTGCAGCATAAAGGTTTATGGCGTCTATAAAATACGGACTATGAGATGTTATTAAAATAGTTAAATTGAAAGTTACCTGAAGTAATACTAATAGCTGTGCATAAATAACCTGCCACTCTGGGTGAAGGTGTATTTCCGGTTCATCAAATATTAAAACATCTTTTTCTTTTATAACATTTTCTTGTAATAATGATTTCAAAAGAACAAAAGCTTTTAAACCCATTGATATATTAGCTATTTCCAAAGGAGATTTTAGACTTTTACTATTGTAAAGGTAACGTCCACTTTCCTGTTTTTCAACAGAACCTATCCCTGTATTTTCTAATAAGCGATATATTTCATTTAATTTATCGTTTGCGATTATTTGAGAAATAAAGTCTGGTTGTTCTTCATTAGAAGAATTGTCAAGTAAATCATTTCCAAATAAACGATAAGCAAAATCATTTTGATTCTTTCGTCTATAACTATATGAACTATATGAACTATATGAACTATATGAACTATATGCGAGATTATTTAACGCGTTAGGAGTGTCAATAAAAAAAGATGAATTAACAATCCTAATGGGTGAGTCAATGTGTACACAGGTATCACGTATAAAAGTAACTTCAGATACAGAATTTTTAATAAATATTTTCAAGTTAGCTTCTGACGAGTTATTTACATTATTATATTGATTTTCAAAAGAATCACCAAAACTAGAACTCACTATACTATTGAGTATGATAGTATCTGAAACTTCAGATACTTTTTCCACATCTGAAATCAATTTCTTTACTTCTTCAATATCAAAAAGCTCGCTACTACTATTATAAGAAATCTCATTACGGCAAACATCAATAATTGATTCATAATTTTCTTTTGATTTATTGGATAAATATAAAAATATCTGTTGTTTTAGTTTTTCTTTTAAATTATCTGATAAACTATCTGAATTAGTCTTATGCTGATTCACATAAACATAGTTAAATATTAAACCGGAAACAGCTCTTTCTCTTTGGCTCTTAATCTTTTCAGGGTATCTTTTAAATGCTTTGAAATATGAATTTAAGATTTTACCAACTGTACTTTTACCTGTATTGTTTTCTCCGGCTATAACAGTAATACCGTCTAGTGTAATATCAGCTTCTTTTATTTTAGCAAAATTTTTTATTTCAAGTCTCATATATCATATTCTCCTTATTAAAGTACTTAACATCTTAAAAATAGTGAAAGCTACTTTAAAATTATAACCTCTTATTATATTTTTATTTAATTTATATTTTCCAAGTCGGAAATATAATCAGATTTTTTATATCTGTCTTTTGCCATATCTATTGTTTGTAATATGTATTCTTGGCCTTGTTTATTTAATTGTCTAAATATTTCTAAAAGTTTTTGCTCTGTTTGATTTAGTTCGACATCTTTATTATATTTGTTAATATTTAGAAGAAAATCTACACTAACATCAAACAACTTAGATAACTTTACTAATTTTTCAAGATTTGGTTCTCGTTTACCTTTTTCGTAACTACAATAAGCTCCTTCTGTTATTCCTAAAGCTTTTGCGACTTCTTTTTGGGTAAGTTTACATTCTTTCCTTGTAATCCTTAACCGTTCAGCAAATGTCATTTCGTCACCTCCTGCTTAAAGAATATCATTAAAATCAGATTTTATATACTTAGCTTTTGCCATATCAAGTGTTTGCAATATGTAATTCTGCCCGTCTGGGTTTAAAGACCTAAACGATTGAACAACATCAAATTCTTCTTTATTGCATTTTAATATGTATTCTCCATAAACAAGATAATCAAGAGTCACATCAAAAAAGTCAGCAATTTTCTCCAATGTAGATAATCCAACATTTTCAGTTCCTCTTGTATAAAAATTTTTTAGGGTAGTATATGGAATGTTACTTTCTTTTGACAGAACGCTTATATTTTTAATATTGTTCTTTAACATAAGTTGTTCCAAATTGTCTAAGAAATTCATTTTGTCACCTCCTGCATTGATAAAACATACAAAATTTATAAATCATCAGGTGGAATATAGTTTTTCATGTCATCTTCAACATCAGACTTTTTTATGTTGATAGCTACTATTGCCTCTAGCAGCTACTTGTATATATTCTTCATGAGGAGTTTTTTAACTCACTTGAATATTTATCTTTTACTATATCTACTGTTTGCAATATGTATTCTTGACCTTGTTTATTTAAAGAACGAAAATCACTTAATAAATTCTGTTCAGTATGGTCTAAATCATTTACATCACATTTAGTATCTTTTCCAAAAATGAGATTGTCTGTGGTTATATTTAATGCTTTTGCAACCCTTATCATTATATTAACCGACGGCTCTTTTGTTTCTTTTGTAATAATCTTATAAAGAGTTCTATAGGGAACATCTGCTAATTCTGATAATTGTTTAATGCTAATTTTTCGTTCATCAATGAAATTTTTTAGTCTATCTATCATTTCATTGTATTCATACATCTCTATACCTCCTTTAATTGAGATATTTATGCAATATGTGTTATCACTTAATCAGAGGATTGTATACCTTTATAAATCTTCTATTAGGTGTTAGATAGAACCAGTATCTAGCACCTTTTTATGTACTCATTAAATTGTCTATATACTTGTCTTTCGAGAGGGTGTCTGTTAAACACATTTCTCTCATTAAGTTCTGTCAACCTTTTATATCTTATTTTTGCTGACATCATAGATACATTACATATTCTAGCTATATCCTCAGCTGATTTAATGCCTAAGCTATGTAGAACTGTAGCTGGCATAAGAATGTCCCTTGCGAATACATTAGCCTGCTGTTCTTTTACATCTAATACATCATATTCGGTGTTTCTATGTAAAGTTTCGCCGTTAGCCAAATGTCCTAGTAAAATGTGTCCTATTTCATGTGCCAGTGTAAATCTAGCTCTATATATTGGTTTTTTGTCATTATAATAAATGATTGGCTTACCGTCTATTAATCTACTAAAGCCATCTTCGTTAGGTGAGCTGTGTCTATTAATATAATCACTATCAGAATACCGTATAAGATATATCCCATAATGATTAATTATCTTTGCTAAATTTACAGAAAACTCTCTAATGTCACACTCAATTAAAACTTTCCAAGCTAAATTTCTCGCTGTTTTGTAATCGTAATATTCCATATATTTCTCCTTTATAATCAATTTTCAAATTAATTATAAAAAAGAGAAATGTATATTACATTAGTGGACTATTTCCAAAAATGGAAAAATATAACTATAAATCTGTAGGGGGTTTATAGTTTTCTAAATCCTTGCGAACTGCGTCATCATCAGAAACAATTTCAAGCTCAGAATTACCCCTAGCAGCGACTTGTATATATTCTTCTTGAGAAGATTTTTTTAACTCACTTGAATATTTATCTTTTACTATATCTACTGTTTGCAATACGTATTCTTGACCTTGTTCGTTTAAAGAACGAAAATCGTTCAATAATTTCTTTTCAGTATGATTTAACTCTATGTCGTCGGTAAAACCCATAAGCTCTGCTGGAGTAGTTCTTAAAACTTTTGCTAGTGGCTCTAGTATAGGAATTGGCATTTTTTCAATATCTCCATTTTCATACCTATACAGTGTGGCTCTTGATTTACCGATTTTATCAGCAACATAATCAGCACTAAGATTTAATTTAATTCTTCTTTCTTTTATTATTTTGCCTACGTTCAACTTATCACCTCCAAATAAATAATAACATATATTTGCAAAAATGCAACACTTATTTTTAAAAATAGTATAAATTTCTCAAAAATGCGATAAAACTATTGACTTATGTAAAATCAAATGCTATTATATATTTGTATCATAAATGCGACAAGGAGGTGTTAACATGACAAATATGAATCTGCTTAAAAGTAAAATTATTGAAAATGGACTTAGTGTAGAAAAGATTGTTGAAAGTATAGGAATAAACAAAAGTACTTTTTACAGAAAACTAGCCAACAAAGGAGAAAATTTTACTGTAGAAGAAGTTTATAAAATAGCTTCCTCTTTAAATTTATCTGCAATGGAAGTTAATGCTATTTTTTTTAACATTTGCGTCGCATAAATGCGATACATGTTAAGAATCGGAGGTGGGAAGTATGAAAAAATTTAAAGAATTAAGTATTAACGATAAAATTGTTATAATTAGCAATATTATTGCTACAGTTGCTTTTACAGCTTTTATTGTTTTTGATACTTTAAAAAACTAAAACAATAAAATTGCTTAGGAGATGTAGTTGTGAAGATAGTAATTAAAGCTGAACCAAAAGAAATGGCTGGTTTTATATTAGAATTACAAAATCAGCCAAATAAAACTATAGAATTAATAACAAATTCCCTTGATGATGTTAAAATATCAAGAATTTAATCATTAAAGTTTTTAAGGTAGTTTTAAGTATAAGTTACTATATATCTGTCAAACAAATTTGTAAATATTTTGTAAATTTTAACATTTTTACAAAATATACATATTTAGTATTGTGAAAAAACAAGCTGAAAGCCAGTATCTAAGCCTAATAGAGGATTAAAGAAGTTTTTTCAGATAAATTAAATGGTTTAAAAAATTAATAAATCTAAAAAAACAGCATACTAACTGGCTTTCGAAAGATTTTTTATTTTTCTTAGTTTGAATTAGTTCGATTACGTAATATACGCGCAATACACAAAATTGTATAAATAATACTAATAGTTTTTTGCACAATTAGAACAAACATGTTATAGTGTGAGTAGATGACAACTCTAAGACAGAGAAATGTGTAAGGTGAAAATATGACTATCGGCGAGAATTTAAAGCTAAATAGAGTTTTAAGAGGAATGAGCCAACAAGAATTAGCAAAGGCAGTAGGAGTAACTCCTGCTATGATATGCCAATAATGTTGCTAATGGTAGAGAGATAACAACAGCTTTAACAACTACGATAGCTACAGCAAAGACTACAACAACAACTTTAGCTACAGCAACAGCTGCAGCAAAGCAAAATTTAGCAAGTTTGCAAAGTGAAAATTATAAAAGTCAAGAATTGCTAAACGGAGTGGAAAGACTTAACAGCCTTATTGCCAATACTGTCTATTCTTCAAACAACGGGATAATCGGAGGGATAGAAAACAGGAACGTAATTACAGCTGTATTAGGAGAGGACAAAACTTATACATATATAAATTTAGCTTTTGCTGCAAATTATGCAAAAACAACATACAGTAACGGTGTTGGGGTAGATATATATGTTAATGAAGATACAATAACATTACTTACAGCAGAAAGTAGCGTAAATTACATTAATTTAACATAAATAACGAGGTGAAAATATGGCAAAAAAATTAGGAAAAAACGCATTAGAAAACTTAACATTAGAAACAAATTGCCGAATTGATTTAGGTTCCACCGTTACTGCCGTAGATAGTAGTAATTACAATAATTCTAGCATTGTTTGGGGGTTCAATCACGATAACCCTATACAAAGCGACAACACCTTTCAGAAACAGAAAAGCGTTGTGTTAGACGCTACAGCAGAGGGTGAAGGCAGTGGTAGTGGCAAATTTATCATTGGTTACTCGACAATAAAGAGTGATGAAGTCATTGTTCCAAATGTGCTGTCAGACAGTACTAAGAATTTAAACATTGCAACAATCAATAATTCGCTTGCGACATGGGGAAATGATAAGGAGTATAGGGCAAAAATAAAAAAAATATATATCCCATACGGTGTTATTTCACTGCAACAATTTTCGCTGACAGGAACAAATATCGAAGAAATAGACCTACCTGAAACACTTAAAAATATATTTATGTATAGTTTAGCTTATACGTCTCTAAAAAATTTTAAAGGGAGAATTTCTATAACAACTATTGGTGGTAACGCTTTTAGTAATTCAGATTTAGAAGAATGCGATATAAGCGAAACATCTGTTATAACTCTAGCAGGGGCGTTCTCTAGTTGCTCAAAATTAACAAAGATAAAGCTGCCAAATACTTTAGAAACAATAGGTGTTAATTGTTTTAATGGTTGCACAGCATTGGCAGATATAATAATTCCTGCGAGTGTAACAAGTATAGACAATACCGCTTTTGCCAAATGTCCTAGTCTAAAAACTATAAAGATAAATAAAAGTGTAGACAGTATTGAAAATGCCCCTTGGGGCGCCTCAAATGTTGAAAATATTGTTTGGGAGGAATAAAAATATGACAACAAGAGAATTAAAAAGATTAATTGCAGATGAAGGAAAAGTATTACAGAATACACAGACAGGAAAGACAGCCTACTGTGTTGATGTTTTTGCTGAAAAGGTAGATTTATGGAAAGAGATTGAAGATGCAAGTTTTAAGGACGACAACGAGGAGGGATAATATGGCAATAAAAACGCCTAATATTAACTTAACAAAACCAGCACAAGGCGACAAGTACAACGTAGAAGATTTTAACAATAATTTTAATTTGTTAGATGAATTCGCTGGCACAAGCCGAAAAAACGTAGAAAATTTAAATGACGCAGTAACGAATCACAGACACAACTTAGAAGACAGTAAGATTGTAGGAATATTGCCATTGTCCAAAGGTGGTACAGGAGGAACAACCAAGGAAGAAGCTTTGCAAGAATTGGGAATTGATGTTCTCCTTAAAGGTAAAGCTGATACTAACCATAATCACTCACCAGAGGAAATTACAACAACACAATTTATGGATTTTGTAACAAAAGAGGAAAAAGAAAAAATTAAAGCTGTAAATTTGCACTATTTTACTGTTGCAGCACACAACACAAACATCAGCTTAAAGACTTATGCTAATATTACGTGCACAGGAGAAGACGATGCAACAACTTTACAAAACTACATTAACAATGCCCCTGCTGGAAGTGTAATATACATGCTTCCAGGAAAGTATTATTTTAAAAATCCTTTAAGGTTAAATAAAAGCATAACAATATTAGGGGCAGGAGCTGAAAGTAGCATTGTAAACACAAATGGAGGGTATATATTTTCTGTAATGAATTCTTTCGTTAGAATTAAAGATTTGCAACTAATTAGAAACCCTGATACAACAAATATAAGTAATCGCCCTATGATAGAATTTTATTCAACAACAAACAATATCATTTCCGATGTGGAAATAAAAGGCTGTCTGTTCGGTTGCGAAAATATGGGTGAAAACCAAGAAGCTATAATAGGAGTATTTAATCCTATTGAGTTGAAAAATCTAACGCAAATTAGAATATTAGAAAATACTTTTTGGGGTGAAGACTACACAGGTGATACTATAGATTTTTCTAATGTAGAAAATAACTTATCTGTTGTCACAGGAGCAAACGTAAGTTCTTCTGGAATCAGAATAAAAGTTAAAAATAATAATACGGTTTGGAGTTATGGCCAATCAACAGAAATTAAAGGAGTTTAAAAAATAATGAAGATATTTAATTTATTTAGCGTACTATTTGGAATTCTTGGAGGAGTTATGGGTTATCTGTTTGGTGGATTTGATATTCTTATCATTACATTATTATGTATGACTGCATTAGATTATGTTACAGGTGTACTTAATGCTTATATGCAAAAGACATTGAGTAGCAATATTGGATTTAAAGGCATAGTTAAAAAAGTAATGATTTACATTGTTGTTGTTTGTTCTGTTTTACTTAATAGACTACTAGGTGGAGAGCTTCCATTAAGAGAAGTCGTCATTACGTTTTTTATTGCCAACGAGGGTCTAAGTTTATTGGAAAACGTTAGTCCATATATGCCAATACCTGAAAGCCTAAAGCAGGCATTACTACAGTTAAGAGAAAGCACAACAAAGGAAAGGAAATAATAAATGAGTAATTTAACAAATTTACCTTATACTTTTAAACAAGCCAATACAGGGAATTACAACAATTCGACAAGAGCAAGTAGTACTATAAAATATATTGTTGTTCATTATACAGGGAACAAAAATGATACAGCTTCCGGCAACGGAAACTACTTTGCGAATAATGTTACTGGCACTTCAGCACATTATTTTGTCGATGATAAAGAATGTATACAGTCTGTTAAAGATAATTACATTGCATATCATTGCGAAAGCAGAGGAATGAAATTAAAATGTGCTTGTAGGAATATTAACAGTATCGGTGTGGAAATGTGTACAAAATACGATAGTAATTATTACATATCTGAAAAAACAAAAGAAAATACTATTAAGCTTGTAAAATATCTTATGAACAAGTATAACATTCAAGTAACTAATGTCATTAGGCATTACGATGTGTGTGGTAAGCTCTGTCCTGAGCCTTGGGTAAGAAACTCAAAGGAGTGGATAGATTTTAAAAATAAACTTACATCAGAAGTGAAAGTAAAACAACAAGAAAAGGAGGAACAAGAAATGGTTACAGAAGGTAAGGCTGTTGTAAACGGCAAAGAATACAAAATTGACAGAATACTAAAAAATGGAAACAACTACATTAAAGCTACAAACTTTAGAAATATGGGATTTAATGTAGGGTATGACGAGGATACAAAGATGCTAAAGATTACTAACAGCCTGACAGAAGTAAAAATAAATAGTAATGGTAAATCTGTTAGAGTAAGAGCTATAAATGTAAATGGATATAACTACATATCTATTAGGGAACTTTGTAATATTTTAGGATTGGAAATAAACTATAACAAAGGTGAAATAGATATAAAATAAGGAGCATATATCATGACTGCCATATATATAACAGGAATAAACGAATTACATAAAGAAATGAATAATATTTGCAAAGGTTACGATAGCAAAGTATCAACTATGCTAAAAAAAGAAGGCACAAAGTTAAAAAACAAGGTTAAAATAACTGCTAACGGAAGAATAAAAAAGAGGACTGGACATTATTTAAAAGGTATTACCGTACAGAAGCCATATCAATATCATAAAGAAAATGAAAATAAAACAAAGGATTCGATTAAAGTATATGGTAAACATGGTAAAGGATTGGCCAATCATACACACTTGATAGAAGATGGACACACAAAATGGTTGAGAGGGATAAACACAGGAGAAAGGGTACGAGAATTTTACATCTATAGAGATTCTGGAAAGGCATACCAATCTGAATTTGAGCAAACATGTAATAATTTCGTAGACAAGTTACTATTGGAATTGAGATAAGATAGGAGGTATGCCAATGTTATTCCCTGAGCTTTCTGAATTTTCAACTGAAACAAATAATACGCAAAATGGTATAGATTTTTTATTTATAGACGGACAGCATAAAATAAAAAGCAACGGAGAATTAGAGGAATGCTCACAGACAGAAGCATTGGGGCAATTGATAGCGAAAACTGTTACTACAGCACAGAATACATATGAAGTATATACTAAAGGTGAAAGTACTGTTTTTGGAACAAACATAGAAGACCATTTAGGAATTAAAAATAGGAGTTACTGGCTGAGCGAGTTACAAAGAGAAATTACCGAACAGCTTTTAAGTAACAGTTTTATAAACAATGTAAGTAATTATAATGCAACGTTTAATGGGCGTGAAGTTTATATTAGTTTTACTGTTGCAACTACTGACGGTTTAGCAATAGAGTACAACAATAGAATTTAGAGAAGGTGACAGAATGTTAAAAAGTTGTTCTTACTGTGGGAAAATACATCCTAAAGGTTATGTTTGTCCCTCTAAGCCGAAAAAGAAATACAATAAAAAATATAGTTATAAAGATAGAGACGAAGAAAGTGTTAAGTTTAGAAGAAAAAATAAATGGAAAATAAAAGCAGAAAAAATAAAAGAAAGGGACCAGTGGTGTTGTTTAGTTTGTCTTGCCGGACTATACGGAGATAAAAAAATTACATACAGAAATTTAGAAGTCCACCACATCGAAAAATTAAGAGATAACATAGATTTAGGTTTAGAAAATAATAATTTAATTACACTTTGCCCCACTCACCACCGAATGGCTGATAAGGGCGAAATACCTAAAAGCACGTTAAAACAATTAATACCAAAAGAAAAGGAAGAAAACTATGTTTACTGATGTAAAAATTTATTTCTCTGTTAATAATGGAGAAGAAGTACTTGTATTGCCTATTACTCCAGCTACCTTGCCTGAAATAGTACAAACTTTTGACAATCAAACATTTACAACAAACAGCCTAGATTTAACATTAATAGGAAATATTAAAAGCAAAACAATAAATACAGAATTCTTATTGCCGATTAATAAAAATTACAGAAGCATACAACCCGATGCTAACAAAGATGGAAAGATTTACATAGATTTTTTTGAAAAATATACAAAAGAAAAGTTACCCTTAAGATTAGTAATTACCGAAGGGGAAAAAACTTTACTTAACATTGCTATAACTATAAATAAATTCACATATAGCTACGACAAAAAGAAAGATATAATTTGTGCTTTAGAAATGACTGAATATATGTTTACACAAAAGCAAGCAGAAAACACAGCAAAATATAATTGGACAGATGTTACAATAAAATACTGTGGAAGTGGGTACAAAACAAAAGGAGCAAATGTAAACGGACATTGGTTGTTGAAAGAACGAAAAGTATTAGAGCTAATGGGCTATGATGTAACTTGGAACGCAGATGAAAAATCTATTTACGTTAACGGTGATTACAGAGTTAAAACGGAACACACAATACTAGATAGTTCTGCGTATTGTTATTTGTATAAGTTAGGGGAAGAATTAAATTTTACGGCTGAGTATGACAAGTCCAAAAACATTATTATAATAAACAAGAAATGGGATTGGACAGAAATAACAATAATGAAAAACAACAGAGGAGTAGAAGTTTGGGCAAGCAACGATTTAGGGCATTATATCGTGCAAGCTAAACCGTTGTTGGAGCTTATGGGTTATGCTGTAACTTGGAACAGCTCCGAAAAAGCAATCTATTTAGATAATTGGATAAAATTGCAAAGCAAATTAATAATAATCAACGGTGTTAGCTACGCATATCTATATCAAATTTGCAACGAACTAAACTTTACTTCTGAATACGACATAAAAGCTCATAAAGTTACAATAGAACAACATATTTGGACAGAAATTACAGTAAGATACAACTATAAAGGTTACGAAGTTTGGGCAAGTAATATTGACGGACATTGGTTAGGACAAGTAGGTCCTATACTTTATACAATGGGGATAGAGTACAAAGAAAAAGATGGTACATACTATGTAGAAGAACAGCCTATTAAGACGCCAATTCACAAAAAAAACGATGGTTATTACTGTTACATTTATCAGCTGTGTGAAGAATTTAATTTTACGGCTGAATATGACGCTACTAAAAAATATATCTATCTGAAAAAAAAGGAGAAGTAATATGTACTACAAAGAAGCAAGTGAAATACAAGAACAGTTACTCGAACAAATAGACGACAAGTACAGCAAAGTTAAAGGCTGTTGGTTATGGGAAATTCTTAAAGCTGTAAGCTGTGCAATAAGTGATTTAACTGCACAAGAAGAAGAAATTGCAAACAAATTACATGTAGACAATTTAACTGGAGATGATTTAGATAATTATATCGAAAACTGGAGTTATATAACACGTAAGGGGATTACACAAGCAAGTGGATACGTAACATTTACAGCAAAAAGTACACGATACGGTACAGTAGAAAATGGTACTATAGTAAGTAATGGAAAAATAAATTATATAACAACAGAAACAGGAAAAATTACAGAAAAGGGCGGGAATGTAACGGTCCCTATAGTAGCAGAAGAATATGGAGCAGATGGAAACACAGATATTGGCACGGTAAATAACATAATCACAAGTATAGATTTTATTTCCTCGGTTTATAATTATAATGCAATTACAGGTGGAGAAGATGAAGAAACCGATGACGAAGTAAGAGAGAGATACAAAGAGGCTATGAAAAATATAGCTAATGCTGGTAATGCTGCTTTTTATGAAGAATGTGCTAAAAGTGTTACAGGTGTTGGCAAAGCCTATTGTATACCTTGCCCTGACGGTATAGCTGGTACAGTGGATTTATATATTGCTAATTCAGAAGGACAACAAGTTACAAACGAAGTATTAAAAAATGTACAAAACTACATAGACCCTACCCAATCAGGTGATGGAGCTGGGATAGCTCCAATTGGAGCCGTTTGTACAGTTAAAAATCCCTCAATCGAAAGTATTGAAGTTGAATGTTATATAACATTACAAGAAGGTTATTCTGTAAGTGATGTAGAAAATACAATAAAAAGCTCAATAAACAAATATCTACAAGAAGCTTTCGACGAAAAAATCATACGCTATCAAAGAGTAGGTAAGTGTATTATTGATACTGAAGGTGTAAAAGATTTTAATGAGTTAGAAATAAATGGTGAGATTACAAATATAAACATTACTGGTGTAAAAATATTTACATTAGGAAGATTGACGTTGAAAGAAGATGATTAATTAAATGATAAATCTAGCAGGAAAGTTAAAGCATAAAGTCGATGTGTATGTTAGAGTACCTTTTATTGATGATGTAGGGGCAACCGATTACAAGTACGAGAAAATAAAATCTATATGGTGTATGATTACTCCAATCCAAAACGGAAGAACAATTAAAACTGATAACACAGGAATGACAAAAGTTTCTGAAACAATAAAATTCACAATGCGTATTAATTCTATAGCAATAAAACCAGATATGTACTTTATATATAAAAAACAAAGATATGACGTTGATTATGCAATGCCATTCTTTAAGAGTATTGACATACAAGAAGTTTACACAAAATTAACTATTGAAAATGATACAAACGCAGGGGAGCAAATATATGGCTATTAATTTAATAGATAAAATGCACGAAATGTACTTAGGTGATAGAGTTACGATAGATATAACAAAAACATTAGATATTATTTTGCAAGAACAAGAAAAAAATTTGACAGACATTGAAAAACAAAAGCTGTTGAATTACGCAACTTGGTTTTTAGAAAATATTGAAAAAGATTTAGGAATTGCAGAAAAAGAAATTACAGAAAAAAGTAGACGAAATACAGTGAGACAAAGGCTGTTGACAAGGAGCAAGGTTACTTTAAAAGGAATAAAGCAAATATGTAGTGATTATTTAAACAATTATAAAGTAGAATATATGCCGAAAAAATATATCGTACATATTATATATGGAGAAATTACAGAAGAAATGCTAAGAAAATTACAAAAAATGCTAAGGGCGTATATACCAGCACATATTTTAATCACTTATAGTAATTATGCTAGAACGCATAAAGAATTAAGCTCATTTACACACAAAAAATTAAGTTCATTTACACATCAGGAACTAAGGGAAAAAGATAGCCTTGAGTAAAAATAAACAGGGTGATAGACATACCCTGTTTATTTTTTATACTCTTATAACTCTTTTTTATATTTTTCATTTATTAACATTTTTAAAAACTCTGTCCTGCTTAGTCCTGTTTCTCCTCTTATTTTTTCTATTTCCTCAAAAACTTCATTTCTTAGCTTTGCTTGCCAATTAGTATAAGTTTTTTTATTATAGCGTTCCTTAACCTCTGTTGATGTATATCCCATACCTTCACTCCTTCATAATTATCGCCATAATCAAAGCCAATAATGAAATTATTGCAAATACAACAGCGAATGATTTAATTTCAAATAAACTGCAAATACTAGAAATGGCACTTGACAAAATTCCTAAATACCATACTTTACTTTTCATATTATCTATGCTACAATAAGATTAGAAAGGGTCGGGGCTTTCGCCCCTTCCCATTATCCCTTGAGAGATTTTATAATAGTTATGACATTTGCTATAAAACTGGCTAAGGTTATAAGCGTTTTAACTATTCTCTTAAGGGTTTTCTTTTTTATTCTAACCTTCATTGCTTTCTCCTTTCTAGGTTCGTCCTAGGTGAACCCTCTACCTCTTTACAATTATATTGTATCATACTGTATGCAGTATGTCAAGTGTTATTTTAAAATTTTTTAAATTTTTATTTGAATGATAATCTCAAACTCCGTTTATGTATTGGATTTTACATTATAAACATTTCTACTTTTTGTGGTAAACTACACAAAATATAAACAACCACTCAACTTGTTTTATATAATATCTTCGGAAAATATCTTTGAAATTTGTCTTTGTTTTATTTATATAATTTTTTATTCTGTAGAAAAGTTCCAATCCTAAACGCAATATTTTCAATACTAAATAGTATTATTTTTTATTCGCACCCCCCTCTGGGCAGGCGTTCTAAGTGGGAGGCTGTCACGACCTTACTCCCCCACCTAAATAAATGAAAAATTTGTAAAATGAATTTCAAATTTTTGGGGTTGAAGGCAAAAGTAAAGACGTTTTATACAAAAACATCTTTACTTTACAATACACACACAATATACAGTTTTATTTTTTCTTTTTCTCATTTTTCAGTTAATAAGCCACTTTCAAGGCTATATTTATTATATTTTTATTACATTTGAATTAAGCAAGCATTAAAAAATTGGCAAAGCGTTTTTGTTTACAATTTATTCACACTTTTTTATTTTTAATGTGCTACAATTCACTTAAATTAAATCTAAAGAATGACATAGTCATTGTGAGGAGGGCTATAATT